GCTCGATGCCGACAGTCGCGGCCACTTGGTCTTGCAGATCGGAAAGTTCAGACATGATGTTCTCCAGAAGGTCTACGATAAGTTGCAAGGTGGGAAAGATCGCCAGTGCGGGAATTTCACGGGGCATTTCGCTAGGCGATTTGCACCACCGGGTTCTATCTCTGCGCATGGCGGATTCTCCTCAGTGGAAGCTACAGTTTAACTACGGTGTAACTGCCGTCCTTGCGACGATACCTTTTGTTACGGTTCTGTTCTGCGCGGGTCGCCCACCGACAATTGTCCTTGCAATAGTTACCGTCATTGTTGATTCTTTCAAGCGTCATCCCCTCGGGTTTCTCTCCCATATCTCGATAAAAGCAGGGGAATAGGTTCCACCGTGGATCAAACGTGATCCCGCGACCGCCGTAGTTTGGGTAATCCTTACAGTTCGGGTTTGTACAACGATCTTTCATCCCCACCCAACTCTTGTAGGTGGCAGTTTTGGACATCCCGTAGGTGTATCGGCTCATTGTTTCTTGTCGATCGTTCTGCCCACAAAGTAGTAAGCAGCTATTGCGGAAAGAAGTGCTGCATCTTCAGCAGTCCACGCGTTGGTCAACGTCTCTGCCACGCTCCCGGTGGCCTTGAACGCGAACACGATCACGGCGAGGCGACAAATTGCCCACAGTGTAAAAACGCCAAAGGTGACGCTCGGACGGATGAGGGCGTTGATGTTGTCCACCCACTGCGAGGCCCGCGCGAGCATGGTGTTTTCCGCCTGATACGCGGCCATGTACGCGTCGAATTGACCTTTTTGGATGTCTCTGTCGGCGTAAACGTGCGCTTCATCAATTTTCAGCTTGCCTTGGAGTTCTAGGAACTCCTTTTGCTTATCCATCATGGCAAGTTCGTGCGCGCGGTCGTTTTTGCCGTCGAGGAATTTGAGGATTTCGGGAGCGAGTCTAAGCAGCCCGCCAAAGATACCACCAATGAGACTTAGTAACATTTGGCGCTCCCAATCAGAAAGTGTTGCAGCTTAGACAATATGTTAGCAAAAAACTACAGAGGCATAGTGGATTGGCTATGGGGATCAATTAGAAATTGCAATTAGAAGCGCGCTTTATCGCTGTGTATGATCCTACTCAGATAAGTGAATACCAATGGTCAATTCGGGGAAACGTTACTTCATTATTACGGAGATTTACACATGTCCTATGCAGAGAAGGAAACCATCATCCAAGAGGTCGAGACGATCGCAGAAATGCTCACAGAGGCCACGGATCGGCTCGCAGAGCTTCCGCGAACCGCCACCGCTGCCCGACAGCTATCTGTGATCGTGAACCGTCTGGAGGGCTGGAAACGCACCTACGGCCCCACCAAGCATCTTCCTATTCCCAAGGGGGAGCGATTCAGCCATCAGGACGTGGACCGCGCGCTGAAGGCGTATCGCAAATACGGGTATTTCGGTCTGTCCGAAGAGCAGAAAGAGGCGGTGCGCTGGTTTGACGAGCACTACCGCCAAGGGTGAGTCTCACTGGTGACCAACGATGTAAGCGGCGAAGGCAGAGAATCGAATCGGTTTATTTGACACAGCATCAGCCAACACAATCCCGAACTGACCTTCGTCGCCGGGTTGCCCATCATCATACAGTTCGTAATAGTCACTGCCCGTAATGTTGTAAGTGGCTTTTACGGCCTCCCACTTGCCCATCAAGTTCGTGCCCGTCAGATAGTTCGTGACCGCCGTTTCGTCGCTGAAGCTGGAGAAGCGGCACCCGTACTCGTTGATGCGGATCGGTGCACCCCACGCGGCAATCGTCGAGAGCACGTTCTGTTGGGGTCCACCCGCACTCTCGATATTCCCCATATCAGAATACCAATGCCATGTCGTCAAATCCCACCGCACTTGCAGCGCGGCGTTCGGACTCAGGTTGTCAGGGGAGGTGCCGTCATAGAGCATTTGCCCGAACGCGGTGTGCAACCACGTGTCGGTGGGGCCTGCGAACTTCGCAGTCGGATGCCGCGACAGCACGCCATCACGGAAGCCACGGAACAAGCCGCGCGCCACCTTGAAGAGCGCTGCGTTGTAGTGGGACGGGCTGTTGCCGTCCGCACCGCCGTTCAGGCAGTAGCCCGCGTACTCGTTGGGGTATTCGTAGATCGGGACGTAATTTTTGAGTCCGGACATCTCCACGCCCATGCTATAGCCATAGACATAGCCCGAGCTTTCGTCGGCAGTGGCGCCAATGAGTGCCACCGGGTAGACGGCAATGTGGTTTGGTGCGGCATAGGCGGAAATGAACTGTTGGAAGCGACCAAGATCGCCGAACGCGTAGCCCACGCGGTAGGTGTTGCAGCCCGCCGCGACCAGCTTGGTCACCGTCTGAGCGTCTTTCGAATACGCGGTGCCACCCCAGAAGTGGCCATTCGCACCCCACTTGCTGAGGCGGTCGGTCACCGGAACAGGCCACGTGCCTTGTGTCCAATGGCCATTCGTCTTGTTGAAGTACCACTCGCTGGAGGGCGGTCCCGGATAGTGGCCCGTGATCACGCCGTTCTTGAAGATCAGTTCGGTGATGCCAGAGCTAAAGTCGGGCGACACGCCGTTGCGCAGCACCACGCCACCCTTCAACGTCCACTGCGCGCCCGAACTGTCGGTGATGAACTTGCCATCGTTGTTGTAAATGATTGAGCCATCAGGAGAAGTTGGATCGGAGGCGCAGAACATCAGCCATTGATTGAAGTTGTCTTGATCCATTTCCACTCCAATTTTGACAAGACTTTTTTGTCGTGATATTTGACTATCTTTTCTATATATCTATAGATATATAAGACAGACTGCCCCTCCGAGGGGGCAGTCTTATATGCTGGAACTATATATATCATGGAAAACACGTGTCAAATTGATTTTTCCTAAAGACACGATAGCTTCTGTCAATGTGGTCTGTATTCTCACCGCTGAAAAACAAAAAGCCCCACCGAAGTGGGGCCATAAAAATCCTCTGCCCGAGGTCGTAGCAGAGGAGGAGACACGGGGGACCGCAGTCCCGAGGCGAGCCTTTCTCTCGCTTGTGGGCGTTCTTTCAGCCCAATGCTTGTCGTTGAAGTGGGAGCCGGGGTGGAATCGAACCACCAAGTACGGGGTATGAACCCGCACGCTAGCCTATTTCACACAGCCCCCTCGCAGCACCATCCACCCGTAGCCAACCGCGTCCAACATGGAGGCACACTGCAACCAGCACAGGGAGGACTGGTCAGGGACACGGGCGCAACCGTGGCAATGTGCTTTCATGTTACGGCTCGCGGTGAAAGACGTACTCCGCAGAAGCCCTTGCGATGGCGTATGGGGGATACGAACCGCGAACCGTAGAGAAATAATAGCAAATCTCTTATGCTTATGCCACGCACAGGGGAATCACATGCTCGAATACCGTTCGCCGTCTGCCATCGCAGACGAGTTGACCCGTCTCTACGCAACTGGCCTGCCACCGGGCGACTCAATGGGGTGGAAATCTACCAATCCGCTTTACACGATAGCTCCCGGCTATTGGACTGCCATCACGGGCATTCCAAGCGAAGGGAAGTCCACGTTTGTGGACAACCTCATGGTCAACCTCATGAAGCGGCAATGGAGGTTCGTCGTCTTCAGCGCGGAGACACAACCGCTACCCGTCTACCTCTCTGGCGTGCTGGAAACACTTATGCGCAAGCCATTCCGACAGGGGTATGTGAACCGCATGGAGCCAAGCGACATCGCGCGTGCCGTCTCATGGCTCGATGAGCGCTTGATCATGTGCAACGCATCCGATGATGACACCACCGGGTTTCGCCTGCCGTCGATCAACAGTCTCATGGGCGTGGCAGAGGACATGATCAGCAAGGATTGGAAGGACCACGGCAAGGTGGGCGTGATTCTAGATCCGTGGAACGAGATGGATCACACGCCCATCAGCGGCATGAACGAAACGCAGATGACGAACCATGAACTGGCGCTCTGGCGTCAGTGGATCAGAAAGATGAAAGTGGTCCACGGGTTCATCGTGGCCCACCCGAGCAAGCCGCAGAAGGATCGAGAGGGGAACTTCAAACCCGTGACGCTCTACGATATTTCGGGTTCCTCTGCATGGAAGAATAAAGCGGACGGTGGGATCGTGATCCGGCGCCCGTTTGATGGCCAGATGGAAGTGGATGTGGAGAAGTGCCGCCTGCGTCATTTAGGCAAAGCAGGAAAAACTTTTTTGAGGTTTAACTGGGGGTACAACTACTTGTACGAAACCGATGACAGAGAAGAAACGACTCGAATCGCCAGTGACGCGAGTAGTTCGTAGTGGGGATGACATTGTGTGGCTTGCGGACGTGTTGCAAGACCTCCACTTGCCCATTAGTATCACTCTCACGCCGCCGAAAGCCAGCGACGAACTCACGGCAAGAATGCACTGTGCAATCCGGTGCATCGCTCGCCAGATGGAATGGGCGGGGAGGAAACTCAGTGAAGAAGAGTGGAAACGGCTTCTGGTTGCTGGACACTTCGGGCAGAGGGTACTACCCAGCCCTTACGGAGATACTTTCGTTGTCATCGACCAGCAAACCCGAAACCTATCAGGCCCACAGAAACACGACTTCGTTGAGTCAATCTACGAGTTCGGAGCAAGAAACGGCGTCGTCTTTGATGACTAACACACTGGAGAAGCAATGAGCAAAGACCTGAGCACCATCGTCAACGATTACGTCACGGCTGAAGTCGTTCGCAGCGGCGAAAAGCTGTTGATCCCGGAAGAGATGTCCATCAAGCGCGCGATCGAGATGCTTCAAGAGCGCGAAGCGTTCGAGAAACAAACGGTCAATATCAGCGAAACGTTCGACGTGTTTCCGTGGGATGGCGCGATTGCCTTCGCACAAGTCCTCACGGACACCTACGGTTGGGCACCTCACCGCCCGACTCCCGGCTTCTGGGGCGATCAACCGCCCGAGTTGATCACGGTTTCGACCGACTGGAACCAGACCACGCAAGTGCCGTGGGGCATGTTCGGCCTGCCCAACATCGACGGCCTGATCCAGACGGGCGCACAGCCCAAGGACGGTCGCTATCAGTTCGCCCTCACGGCCTCGGTCAAACGCAGCGGTGAAAGCGTGGTCAAGAAGCTGTTCGCGGACCTGCGTGTGCGTCTGCTGAACCAGTCCATCTATCGTGGCAAGGCGTTCAAGCTGCGTTTCCGCAACGACAACGGCAAGGCGCTCGGCCTGCCGGAACCGAAGTTCTTGCGCGTCGATGATATCGACGAGTCGGGCCTCATCTACTCCAAGCACGTGCAGGATGCGATCGAGAACAACCTGTTCACGCCGATCAAGCGTGTGCGCGAGTTGAAGGATAACGGCATTCCGGTGAAGCGCGGCGTGCTACTCGGTGGACCGTTCGGCACGGGCAAGACGCTCGCCGCCAAGGTCGCGTCCAAGATCGCCGTGGAAACCGGTGTGACGTTCATCTACATCTCGCGGGCCGACGAACTGCCCGATGCAATCCAGTTCGCCAAGCAGTATCAGGACCCCGCGTGTGTCATTTTCTGTGAAGACATCGATCGCGTCATGAGCGGCACGCGTGACGTGAAGATGGATGACATCCTCAACATCGTCGATGGTATCGACACGAAGAGCCAGAACCTGATCATCGTCCTCACGACGAACGCTCTGGAAAACATCAACCCTGCCATGCTGCGTCCGGGCCGTCTGGATGCCGTGGTTCACGTGGAGCGGCCCGATGCCGAAGCTACTGCCCGACTCATTCGTTACTATGGTGGTGACGCGATTGACCCAAGTGCAGACCTTACTCACGCGGGCGTCATCCTCAGTGGGCAAATTCCTGCTGTGGTTCACGAAGTGGTGAAGCGTTCGAAGCTGGCGCAGTTGAAGTTGAACGCACCCAACGAGCCGGTGAAGATGCTGTCGGCACAGGCGATCGAGGAAGCGGCGCATTCGATCCAGAAGCAGGCCATGCTGCTGGATCAGAACGAGCCGGAGCAAGCGGTCACGGTGGACTCAACGCTGGCCGATTTGATCGATCATCGTCTCGATACGAAGTTCGCCAAGCGTGATGCAGAGATGATGTCCGCGATTCAACAGATCAAGGAAGCACTCTGCTGATGTCGTCGCGTGACTGGAGTACCGCGAGAACCCTGCTGTTCGCGGTGGGGTTCTTCGGGTTGCTGATCGCTATCGGCGCGATCGTCGGGACGGTGGTGAAATGAGAAAACTTGAAGGGATGTATCTTGGCAAGTTAGTCCGACTCGGTTGCGTTCGTTGTCGGTACGAGTGCGAACAATGCGGGTGGGATTACACGCCGCCGGACCCGTCCCTTCAGGAAACCGTGATCCACCATCTCCGAGCATGGGAAGGCGGCGCGCAGAGGGCTGAAAACTGGCTCGCTGTGCCTCTGTGCGTCGCCTGCCATACAGGAAGCCATGGTGTTCATGGCGACAAGCTGTTGTTGCGTCAATTCAAGTTGGACGAAGGCGATTTGTTGTGCCTGACACTCAGGTACTACCACGAGACTTATGGGGTTTGAGATGAGCGAGAGAGAACAGTTTATGCAGGACTCGGATGAACTGGTTAAGGAAATGACATCCGCGCTCGCGCGAGCAATCGGCGAAGTGATGCAGGATTTTCCGCAACTGCGCTGCGCCGTCACATGCGGCGTGCGATGCGGCGAGAAGTTCTCCAGCGTGATCGGTGGCGGCATGCCGATCGAGCACCCCGTTTACGACCAAAATATGGTTCACCTCGCGGGCGATATCATGCAGTCGCGTGGTGGACCCATGTACACCGGTTCGGTCGGGTACGCAACCGCCGACGACGCGCTTTCTGCGAAGGCAGAAGACAACGATATGGATCATTTGGGCGTGCGGGCACTCTGGCCCTTTCCCACCGGTACCAAGAACTGAGATGATTTCCGACTCTGATCGTCAACGCATCGACGCCATGAGTCTGGAGGACATGGAACATATCTGGAGTACCACGACTTCCTTCTCATGGCCATTTCGCAACCAAGAAGTAGGAGATTACTTCTGTGACCGATTCGACAGACTCAGGGCAGAGCGAGATGGACACCTCGCAGACCCGAACTAAACTCATTCACGCGCTGCTGATCGACGCTTTCACGCGCACGATCGTGGACGTGTACATGACCCCCAGTTATCACGAAGTGGTGAAGCTAATTGGTTCATCTTTCTTTGTACCTCATCGGTTCGGTGCTCTTCGCGGCGACACTCTCTATTGCGACGAGGGCACCTTCCCGATCGCTTACACAGATTTCTCTATTGGCGATTGCCACGTTACTGGGAGCGGCCTTGTTGTTGGACGCACTCTTGATCACGTTCTGGTTGATTGTGAGTTGGAGTTGGGCGACTTGGCCAAATTGGTGACGTGGAATGAAAAAGTCCGCCGAACTTAAACGCAAGGACCCCGGTAGCGTGAAGCGCTCATCGCAGAACACAGCGATGAAGGAGGGCACGCTGAAGCGCCAGATATTCAACGGGGCGCCCGACTTTGAGAAGAGCCTGATGAACGCGGGCAAGGCTGCAAAATATCGCAAGCCAATCGTCGGAAGTTCGTATAGGATTACTGATGGACGCTATGCGGGCGAGATGTGCAAAGTCCACAAAGTGCTCACGGAGACGCATCTTGAAGTCGAGATGTTGGATGCGTGGTTGAAACCAACGGGACGGCACGATGCTGTTCCTGCCAAGTATCTGAGAGTGAACAATGAGCAAAGAGATTAAACCGGGCGTGCTGTGTTACTTGGTCGGCATACCTGAACCGATGACGCGCAACAACGGGCGCATCGTGGAGGTGTTGAGCTTCTATGGCGATGTTGGGTACGGGAAGGAATGGTGGGTAAAGCCGCAAGGTGTTCTCACTCAGGGTCGCCAATCTATTTTTGGCTTGGAGTTTCGAGAGAGTGATGCTCGGTGCACGATCAGTGAGCAACACCTTCAGCCGATCAACGACCCGGATATGGAGACGGATGATGTCACAAGCAAGGACCTCACCAAAGTGCTTCAGTGACGCAGCGGACCACGTTGTTTGGCTGCAACTGGATCAGCGTGCCGCGCCCAACAAATCCGGCCTGTCTGCCGGGTTTGTGTGCAAGGACTGCACGCCCGAGTTCAAGCAAGAAATGATGCTTCAGGAACGATGCGAGCACCCCGAAGTTGAGTTCGGGTATGCGACTCGCAAGTTCGGCGGTCATGTGGAGACAGAATTTTCGGGGTATGTACGCTCACCACATGGTTCGAGGCTATTCAATGAGTACGTCACCGACGCAACGAAGTTTGAAGTATCTGAGGGAGAAGGGGTATCACTGTGAAGTCGTCGAACACTGGGCGTTCGGTAGGAGACATGACCTCTGGGGATTCTGTGACATTCTGGCCATACGCGACGACGAAGTACTTGCAGTGCAAGTCACGTCACGCAGCCATGTCGCTGAGAGGATCGCGAAAATCACGGTTGAGTGCGAAACGAACCTTGCATTCGTGCGCAAAGCGGGCATTCGTGTTGTGGTTCATGGTTGGGGAAAGTTAAAAGCGGGTTGGACAATCAGGGAGGTTGACTTGTCATGAAGAAATGGCGGTTGGGATACGGTGACATCGTAGAGGTTGAAGTTGATAGGGAAACCGATAAGACGCTCACCCTCCTAGAAAAGAACTTCAGGGGTGTGCCGGTCGAGCGTCGCGTCATGAAACACGCAAGCGGCTACCAATACTTCGACACACGCGAGCAAGCTGTTGATTCAATGCGTAACTCGCTACAGCGCTCGCTTGAATATCACGAGCGCTCGATTATCGATTGCAAGAAGAAGCTGGAGGCATTGAAATGAAGAAAACTTGGACGTGGCTCACGATTCTCGCAGCGATCGTGATCCTGCTTGTGGCAGCAGAGAAAGTGCAGGCGCAAGAGAACCACTGGGAAGCTGTGGTTCTCGGTAAGTCGTTTCACTTCGGGCAGGCTGAACCGCACTACGACTACAACCAGACGAACCCCGGCATCGGGATCGAGTACCGCTGGACGAATGGCTTCTTCGTCGGCGGCATGACTTACTACGACTCGTTCAGGAAGCAGGCTTACGCGGCCTACGGCGGGTACCAGTACACGATCCCTGTTACCGGTAACTGGTCTGTGTTCGGCGCGGTGCGCGCGGGCTACCTGAACGGTTCCGGGATGAATGGACCCATGGCCATGCCCAGTGTCGGCGTCACCTACAAACGTTTTTCGATCGAGACAACATTTGTCCCGAAGGTATCGCATGATACAACCAACGTGATCGCATTGTTCGCCAGATGGAGGTTCTAATGTGCTCGGCTATTCAAGCAATGATCGTCTACACAATATGCGTTGGGGTGCTGGCGGTAATCGGCGTGTTCGCGTACATGATCTATCAGGTTTATAAATAATGAGCGAAGATCAAAGAGAAGTCGTTCAGTTAAAGAATGAGCGCGGTGAGGCGCGGAGCTATGAAACCGTCGCCAGTCGGCTGGCTCGGTTCCGTGAGAAGTACCCGACTCATGCGCTCCTCACGGAGATTCTGAAGGATGACAACGATTCGATCGCGATTAAAGCGCAGATTGGCTTCTACACAGAATCTAATTTTTTCTGCGTGCTCGCAGAGGGCCATGCGCAAGAGTTCCATGACTCGTCTTCGATTAATCGGACAGCGTGCATGGAAAATGCCGAAACTTCGGCGTGGGGGCGCGCGCTGGCGGCATTTGGATTTGGCTCGCCTACTAGCGTTGCGTCGGCAGATGAGGTTGAAAAGGCACAACGGCGTGAGAGGGAACTGAAGGAGCACGAGCCGGGTGTGTTGGTGCTGTTGCAGAACGCAGCAAAGAACGGCATGAAGGAACTGACGGAAGCCTACTCGGACCTGAAGAATATAGATCGCGCAGCGGTGCGCGACTACATGCCCGGACTCAAACGCGAAGCAATGAAGGTGGATAAAAATGGCAAAGCCCAGACTGAAGCAGGACGAGCTAGTGAAACGCGAGTGCATAACGCTGCACCCAACAACGACGACTTGGATTAAGGAACTCGGTGGCGGCAATCTGTCGAAGGGCATCCGCCTGATCATCGAGGACTACCATCGCTATCACGATCTTTTGGCGCGCGGTGTGGTGACGAAATGAGCGACAAGCAAGACGCGGTAGTGGACGACTTGCGGATGCTCGTTCAGCGACTCGTCCACGCGCTCAACAAAGCCTCGCCGGACAACGATCTAGGCGCGAAGGCACTGGACTACTTGGTGCGCAAAGGGCTTACCGGGTCGATCCTGCGTGATGACAAGTCCGCAGAGCAAGACAGGATTGATGCGGCAGTGAAGCGATTCGATGACCACATGGCGCTGATCGGAGGATGCACTGACGGCGGATGCGTGATCGTCAAGCCGCAGGGTATGCACACAAACGGCGGTTGCAGATGCCCGAAGGACCCGCAAAAGATGCAGCGCGCAATGTTCGCCGCAATCACCCTGCGCAACGCACTCAAGGGAGCGAGCAAATGACTGACAAGGAAATCGACGCGCTCTGGCTGGCAGTAACCGGATTCAATGCTGACGACGAGCGCGCGGATATTACTGGTTTTGCCCGCGCTCTCGAATCCCGCGTATTGGCGGAAACTTCCGCCCTTGAACAGCGTTTGAAGATTGCAAATGACTGTTGTGATCGACTGATGCAAGCGTGTAGCGATGCCGGTTGTCCGGACGGCGTTCGAATGGACGATTGGATTCGTGCGAATGTCAACGGAGAAGGCAATGGAGGGTAACGCTGATGGACACCTTACCGACTTCGAACGATTCGGCCGTGTCACGTCGAGTGTTACGGCAGCAATCCTCGGTCACTCCACGCAGTCTCAGAAATGGGCGTGGCGTGTCATTACGGGTCGCGAGCCGTATCGCGCGCCATCATATGACATGGTGCGTGGTATTGAGCACGAGCCAGATGCGGTCGCTTCACTTGAAATTGATCTGGGCGTACTCACAGAAGAGGGTGGTTTTGTCCCGCATCCGACACTCGATTGGCTTGGAGCGTCGCCGGATGCGATCATTGTCGGCGAACACAAGTACCCAGTTGAAGCCAAGTGCCCGCGCGCGCTGCACACGTATGTGCCGCTGATGTACTTCGATCAGATTCAGGTGCAGTTGGAGTGCTTGGATTCACCATATGGTTACTTCGTGTCTTGGGTCGAAGACTCGGACGCGCAGTTTGTTCGCAAGGTTGAACGTAGTAAAGAGTGGGCTGACATGTTTCTCCCGAAGCTGGAAGCCTTTCATCGTGACTATGTGCTCACGGACATAGAGCCGCCCACGGCGAAGCGTGGCACGAAAATCAATGGGAAAGAAACATGGGATACGGTTCTCGCGGCGGTGGCGGCAGAGGCCGCAAACAATACGACAACAACATGTCTTGCACCCTCTGGAAAAACGAGGACAAGCGCGACGAAAAAGACCCCGGTTGGAAAGGGAGCGCTGAAGTCGAGGGGGTTGAATACTGGGCCGCTGGATGGGTGAACGAGCAAGACGATGGCTCCAAGCGGATCAACATCCGCTTCACGCCGAAAGAGGAGCGCAGTCCGCAGCAACGCAACCAAGCGCGCGGGCAGCAACGACAGCAACGCAATACGACGCGTCGCGATCCGGGAGATAGCCGTCAGGGGTACGGGCCACCGGATGGTGATATGAACGATGACATTCCGTTCTGAGGTTAACCATGTGCCCAAAATGCAGCAGCGCAGACTTGGACGTCGAGGACGAAGACGAGTCCGATGGTAGCGGAATCTACTATCGGCTTACATGCAAAAAGTGCGGCTTCCGATGGAAGGAAGACGGACCAGATTATTGAATTCCGTGACCTAGCACGGATAGGGGCAGCACATCATGACAGGCTCATACCCTAACCCATGATGGGTCCCGGTTACACGGTAAAGGCAGGCTCACCGTGGCCCCGCAAGAGCCTCCACCCTAACTACTATGAGGTGATCCATGAAGAAACTGTTGCTGGCCTTGGCGTCTCTTGCGATGTTCGCTGGATGCAACCAGAGCGCCGATGTGGTGAGCAAGAATCTGTCAGTCGCGGCAGACAACTTCGAAGTCGAGCGGCGCATCGTGTTCTATAACGGCATCACGGGCGAATACATGCTGACCATCGAAGGTCTGTGCGCGCTCGGTAACCATGATGCTGCACGTGAACTGACGGTGACGTGTCAAACCGGTTCGAGCACGTACAAGAAGCATTTCCTTGGACTGTCAGACAACGTGACGTACTTCGTCGAACAGGTTGAGCCTGCCGCATCGAGCAAGTACCACTACAGCGTGACGTTCAAACCATCCGTGATCGTTCCTGATATCCATATCCGTTGAGGTGACATATGAATGGCATTGAAGCAATGTGGAATGACTTGCTGGCATCGTTCGAAGCGAACGGCAAGGCATCCACGCACACGATTGCATCCCGGAAGACTATGTTCGCGATGGGCGCCCTCGCGTTCTCCACGGTGCAGCGCCAACTCATTAGCACGGTTGGCGGTCACGCCTCCGAGGAGGAGGGAGCGGCCATGCTTAAACGTCTGCATAACGAGGCCGACGAACTGGTGACTACCGCGCTGCGCGAGTTGGACTCACTCAACGATATCCCCCCCACCAATTGAGGGATTGAAGTGGATACGAGAACACTGCAACACTGTCGCTTTATGTGGCGACGCACGCGGTATCTCGTATCTCTGAAGTGCTTACGGGACCACGGCGTATGGATAAAACTCGGCGCACCCAAGAGGTAACTATGAGAGTCAAAGACTACATCGCGATCGTCTTCACGATCGCATTCGTGATCGGACTCGCAGGCTGTTTCAGGTTCTGGGGCTGTGGCACGTTCTGGTTCTACGCGGGCCTAGCGGTGACCATGTGCGCAGCCCTCTGCCAACTCGCGGAGACTTAGGACTTCACAAGGTGGGTGGCGATCCACGTCAGGATCGAGGAGACAATTCCACCCACCGTGCACAGCATCAGGAGTGAACCCTTCCCCTGATTGGCCAGTTGCACCAAATCCTTAACGTCTTTTCGAAGCTCCTTTATTTGCTCGTCCTGCTCGTCTAATCTGGCAAGTACACGCCCGAAGAGCACGGGGTCAATGTGGTTCTCGGGCATGATTAACCTCACAGGGGCAAATATTGTGCAGACGTTATTTTACTGGCTTTTCGTAGGTTACTTCATCGTGTTCCCAACATGGTGCATCTTCACTGCTTTAGTAGAGGAAGCAGCCCACCGGCGAGCACTCCGGCGTAAGGCGAAGCAGCTTGCAGACCGCCACCAATCTGCCTTGCAAGCTCTGGCCTGCGTGCGATTGCCGCGAGCATCGCGCGCCTTCCGATATCGGTTCCATAAAGCGCTGATCCTCCAAGAACACCAAGCGTGCCTGCGGGAGATAGCAGAGCGCCACCGCCCAGAAGTGCTCCGTTTAGCATCAATCGACCCGCGCTACCACTGTTCGGATATTTGTCAGCAAGTACCTGCATGGCTGCGTCTGACAATTCCTGCATGTTTGCGCGACCTTCCCCGAACGCAGACTTCGACATCGGGTTCGACTCCTGCTTCACAGCCGCTTGCAATTGACTGGGGAGGACAGGATTTTCTGGGTTGGTTACTCGGTTTGCCGCATTGCGGAGCACCGAGTACCGCGACCATGCAGTGTTCAAATTTTGAAGTTCGCGCGATTGGGCCGGATTTTGGCGTGCGAGCGCCGACCGCAGGCTCGCCTGAATGGTGCTGAGCGCATCCGCAATCCGATCCGCCTGCACATCGTTCTTGTTGGTGTACTTGGCGATCTGTTGGCCCAACGCGGTTTCAACGTCTTTCAGTTCCTGACCACCGAGCGAACCATTTGCTCCCGCCTTGGTCATCGGCGACAGCATGGAGTCATCAACAAGGTTGTTGAGGATGCGCACGTTGTCGTCAGTCAGGTACCGACTGGCTTGCTGCGTGATCCCGTTCATGTCCTGTACGAACTGGGGGTCCATGTTGAAGCGCAGGTGCGGGTACAGGTTGTCGTAGCCGTCGCTGAGCGTCTTGTGAATCTGTTCGATCGCCTCACGACCGACCTGACGCGGCGCGTTGTCCATCGCCTGTTGTCCAAGCGGCTCCAGCACCTGACGGTAGGCGGCACGGTTCATGTCCGTCACCGCCGCGCGCCGCGCGCCGATAATCGCGTCACCCAAGATCGGTACCGCCTCCAGCTTTTCCTCTGCACGGTTCAAGCCGCCGCCGAACACTTGTCCCCACGTAGGCGTCACGCCGTTATCCACGAGCGTTTGTGCTTGTGGCGACAGCCGCGCGCCGCCGATGATCTTCCCGAGCACGTTCACCGCCGCGCCACCGACGCCACCGAAGGCCGCGCCCTGTCCCGCGTGCTTCAGGTACGACTCACCGGGCGGCGTGTCTGCCGCGCCGAGCACCGCGCCGCCGAGCGCGCCCTGTCCCGCTGCACCGAGCACGGACGTGGCGCCGCCACCGGGCACGAGAAAGCCCGGAATCATCTTTCCGCCGATCCGGTACCAGTCCGTCGAGCCGGGTTCGGCACCGGCCTGTTGTCCCTTCAGAGCGAACTCACGATCGCGCGCTGCCTGCGCTTCTTCCGCCTGCTGCACCGTGTCATTCAGGCTCGATTCACCTTGCTTGTCGCCCGCCTTCCCGAGCAACCACCCGAGGCCCTTCAGACCGGCACGCGCGCCGCCGCCAAGGGTATCCATGATCCCTTGCTCGATCCGACCCACACGCGTGTACTCAGGCGTGTCCGCAGCCGGTTCTTCGACGATGTTCATCTCTGTCTTCGTCGGTTGCGGAGGAAGCGCTTGGGCGGGCTGTGCCGCAGCCGCAGGGGCATTCCCGCCTGTCTTCGTCTGGAACTTCTGGACGTACTTCAGGGTTTCCAGCGGCAAGTCATCCAGCTTGGCGCCGTTGGCGATCCACTTGTCCGCGTTGCCCGGACCCCAGTCGTAGGCCACCGCCGCTTTCACGGGGTCCTTGTACTTGTCGCGCAGCGTTTGGTAATACTCCACGCCGAGCCGCGTGTTGTCCACGGGCGTGCCGTTGGACGGCTTCACGCCGTAGCCCGGATCGCGCGAGGTTGCCGCCATCGTCTGCATGGAACCAGACGCGCCACTCGCCGGGTTCACCGGGTTCGCAGTCGCAGCCGCGCCGCCGCTCTCAATCTCGTGGATCGCGGCTACGTGCGGATCAGTCTTCTGGGCGTACAGCGCCTGAAGCTGTTCGAGTGAAAGATCGTCTAGGCTTGCCATGATTATTTGCCCATTTTGCGAGCGATTGCTGCTGCAATGTCGTCTGCCGTGGCGTTCTCGATGGACACTGCCCCACCACCTTTCTTGCGGTAGGGCGTCAAATCGATCGCGCCGGGAGTGGAAGTGTAGTTGTCGAGCACGTCATTGGAAACACCCGCAGCCGCATTCTTCTTCTCCGACTCCAGCAACCCGCGCATCATCTCCAGACCTTGCTTCAGCCGTTCCACCGGCATCCCTGCACCGGTACCCAACTCCTCCATGAACCGCTTCTGTTCTGGATCGGTCACCGCCGCACCCGAGCGCGTCTTCAGCAAGACGTTCGCGAACGACGCCACCGCCTGACGCATTCCCTGCCCTTCAGGCGAGAGTGAGAAAGTCGGGAGCATCGACACAGCGCGGCCATATCCGGGAACATCGCCACCGTTCTTGTCGATGGTTTGCTGGATGTAATCAAGCTGCTGCTGTGCTTGCGGGATGCCAATCTTCTGAAGCTGGTTCGAGAACTGGTTCGTCTTGTTCTGCAAATACTGGTCGTTCTGCTGCGCCATGCTCTGCCGACGCAAGTCAGCATTCGTCGCCGCGCGATCGTTCAGTTCAGCTTGGCGTTGCTGGAACTGTTCGGCTTCAGCTTGGCCAGTGGCCTTCTTCACCGCCGCGTCATACATCTGATACTGGGGCGAACCGGGTTGTTGCTGGTCACGCAGTGCCGTCAATTGCTGGATCGCTTGCACAGTCTGGTTCGGCGGTGCATTGCCGTTCACCGCGACTTGTTGGCCGTTCTCGAAACGTGCCTGTCCCGGACCAAGCGTGTAGCCTTCAGCACGCTTCAGCGCAAGTTGGTTCTCCAACGCCGTTTGCGGATCGAGGATGTTGCCCACTTGCTGGATCGCCGCAGGCGTGAGGCCCGCTTGCATCCCACCGCCGAGCAAGCCCGCCATGTCCACGCGGCCCGTGGGAATGCCCGGTTCCGGCGTGACGTTCGTCGGCCCTTGCGGTGCCATCTGCGTTTGCCCACCGATCGGACCACCGAGCGTCGCAGGCATTTGGCTCGCGCCCGCTGCCGCCAGTGCCGTAGGCGTGGCCATGCCCTGCGCGACCGGCGCAGTCTTCATGTAGGCAGACGGGTCAAAGTCCTGCTGTGCCTGCATCGCCTTGATTTGAAGATCGCGAAGCTGGTTCGCGCGCTGTTGGCTTTGCAGGTTCGAGCCAGTCTGGAGTCCGCCGAGGATCGCCTTGAAGCGGTCGCTAGGGTCAGCCAACAAACCAGAAACCCCCGCCAAGAAGGCGGGGTTCTGGAGTAGGGCATTGATATCGAAACCACCCGTAGTGTCAGCCATCACAGCACTCCCATCAGAAGCCCAAGCCCTGCGCCGAT